TTTTCAAGCATAACAAGGTCGCAAACGAATCCCTGGAATGGGTAATTTTTAATCATTGTAATGGGCCATTTAAGCTCACCACGAGCATTCTTAGTAGGAGACAATGGGTAGTAGCGTCCACTAGGAATAGAGAGCCTCTGCGTGGCTTGCACCTCTTCTACAATGCGTTTGTGCCAGTCAGCAATGCCTTTATATTTTACATAGTAGTTGTCAATAACTTGTTGCCATCCCTTCTCATCTAGCCCAACATCTTTGAAGTCTGGATCATTAGCATAAGAATAAGCACTACCACCATACAACAAACGAAACACGAAGACTTTTGCAATGAGCCGTGAGGGTAGGTTGAATGCTACACGATTGTTTTCATGCATGTCCTCTTTGTTAATAATTTCCTTCATCATAACTGCATCACGAGATAGGTCTGCAGCAACAACTACCTCTAGGCTTTTAACGTCTACGTTGATAATAGGCATTAATTGTACCTAGAAATGATAAATTGGTCCACGTCAGCACTAGTGTTCTGCAGGTTTGGTGCAGAACTACTTAGACGGCCTGTACGGGCCACCACTTGATTATATTGCCCATGCCAGGGATTCGGTAGCGACCTTGTTATGCTGGCTAGACTGGAGGCACGTAAACTACTAAAAGCCTCTGGCCTTAAGGTAGACTTGGTGGGGTCGATTCACGACAGCATCATCTGTGACGCACCAACAGAAAATGTTATGCAAGTAGGAAGGCTCTTGTTACAGGCTGTGGAAAGTGTTCCTATGCTGTGTAAGAAGGTATGGAACTATGACTTCTCTCTACCACTGACAGGTGAGGTGTCATATGGACCTAATAAAAAAGACCTAGAAGATTTAAAAATGTGTTGACACAGACACACGTTTCATGGTACAATATAGGTATGGGGTTTAGCACTTCGGTGTGGGTTAGGGGTTCCTGGCCGCCCCACCAAATTTATGTTTGATAGAGCAGAATACTTAGCAGAAGAGTCTCTTAGAGACTACTTTGAATCAGAGCGCAACAAAGGAAATAAGAAACATATGAGCATTATTACAATCGTTAATGTAGATGTCACCACTCCAGCTGGCAAGAAGTATCAAATGGCAGAGGTGGTTTACAAGCAAGAATACAATGGCAAGCAAGACGTAAAGACTAAGAAGGTTATGTCTTTTGTCAATCCTGCTGTGTTTGCTACAGTTAAGGAAGCAAAGAGTGGTGAGGTATACGAACTTACTCAAGTCAAAGAAGGGGAATACTGGCAATGGACAAACCTTGTAAAGAGCGACGGCTCTGTTTCTGTAGGTTCTGCAAGTAATGCAGCACCAACATCGACGGGTCGTACGGCAGCGAGTTCTTCAGGGCGAGATTTCGAGGGCAAGGAGGAACGTGCCGAGCGTCAGCGACTCATTGTGCGTCAATCTGCTGTTAACTATGCTATCGCTATGCTGTCTCCTGGGGCTAAAACTGCTCTAGACAAGGCTGCTGTGTTTGCTCTAGCAGAATCTGTTGTAGCATTCGTTACACAGGCACCTAGCCTAATTGACATGCCTAACGATAGCCTGGATGATCTACCTTATTGAGTAATTAATGCTGCTAATAGATAGTGATTCAACTTGCTATGCAGCAGCTTTCAATGCAGTTGGAATGGGAGAGGAGTATGCTAGAAACTCTCTCAACAACATGCTTGAAGACATTCTGGTAGCATGTAATGACCAAGAACACAGGCTGTTTCTATCAGGCAAGGATAACTTTAGATACAAGATCTACTCAAACTATAAAGCAAATAGAATTGGCGTAGAGAAGCCAGAGTATTTACAAGCATGTAGAGAGCACTTAATTTCTGCTTGGGGAGCTAAGGTTAGTGAGGGCATTGAGGCTGATGATGATGTAGGCATTGCTCATTATGCCCTAGATTGTACGTCTACAGTGGTTAGTCTGGATAAAGATTTGTTACAGTTTAGTGGTATTAATTATAATCCACGTTCTAAGGTAAGGACACTTATCTCACCTTTTGATGGGCTTAAGTTTCTATACACACAAATGCTACAGGGGGACACAGCAGACAATGTCCCTGGTCGAAAAGGCATTGGTAAGATTAAAGCTGCTAAGCTAACAGCCTATGCTGAGACAGAGGAAGAGTTGTTTAATATTGTGCGAGACTGCTATGGTAATGACGAAGAGTTTTTAATGAATGCGCAGTGCCTCTATTTGTGGCGTAAGGAGAATGATGACATCCAAGAGAGATGGAAAGACTTTGGCTGGGATTACACAAAGTCGTCTTAAAGAACTACTAGAATACAAACCTGACACAGGAGAGTTCTTTTGGAAGCAGCAAGTAGGTAGCAGAGGGGCTATTGGGAAAATAAATAGTACACCCTGTAAAGTTTGGGGATATATTTTTATCCGTGTGGATAAGAAATTATATCGTGCTCATAGACTTGCTTTCTTGTATATGACAGGCGAGTGGCCTATAGGAGAGGTAGACCATATTAACATAGTTAGACATGACAATCGTTGGTGTAACCTAAGAGATACAACAAAGTCTTCTAATATGTTAAACAGAGTGTTACCAAAAGGATATAATGCTACAGGTTTCCTAGGTGTCTACAAACGTGGAAACAAGTTTGGAGCTAGGTGTACTATTAAACATAAGAATATTGATTTAGGAGTATATACAACACCAGAAGAGGCAAGCTCTAGATATTTAGAGTTTAAATCTCTGTACTTAGAGTTACAGAGTGTCTGACATATATCCACTAACCTTTCTACAACGCCTACGAAAGTATGGTGTTCCAGAAAACTCTGCAGTAGAACTATTTCATATTTATAGCGAAAAGCATATCAAACTGATGCAAGCAGGAAACTACATTAATACATTGACAGAAGATAATAAACGTCTGAAATATGAGAATGAGTTTATGTTAAAGTTAGTAAATTCACATATGAAAACATTAGGTGGGTAAAGACAGCTACAATGATTATTAATGTTACACTAAAGCTTCCTGATGGAAAAGAAATTACTCTTCCTGTAGAGGAAGCTAGACAGCTATACTACAGTTTACATAATATGTTTGGTAATAGACCAGAATCACTTAGTAAGTGGAGTGAGTTACCAGCTAAGTATAAATTGTGAGTGAGTGGACACCCGCCCGTAAAAAGAGCTTCATTACCAGTGTGCTTCGTGGAGGTAGCAGGCGCTGGCCACCTCGAAACGCCGTGCTAAACGCTTCCAAGACTATTAAAAAGGTTAATCCTAAGTCTGGACGTATGGCACAGCATTACAGATGTGCAGAATGTAAAGGTGAGTTTCCTGCTAAGGAAGTGGCTGTAGATCACGTGTCTCCGGTCGTGGAGCCTAGTGTAGGGTTTGTAGACTGGAATACGTTTATTACACGGCTATATTGTGATGAAGACAACATGCAGGTGCTATGTAACACCTGCCATGATTTTAAAAGTTCAGTGGAGAGAAAACAACGATGAAATTACGCGTTATTGGCAAAGATGCTAACGGAGATGTACAGGTAGAAGGCACCATTAATAAGCGAGAGGCTAGCTTCCTGCTTAACTACAGCGTGAATGATTTACTTTCTGCTGGTGTGCAGTTTTACCTTGATGAACCCTATGATGAAGCGCTAGACGACGAAGACGGAGAGCATCAACCTCTACGTATGAAATTCCCTGGGCATGGAGGTATGAATTGACCTCTATTAAGTTCTACAAAGTAGATGCAAACTACTGGGAAATATATGGTGCTAATAAGCATTTAGGTTATATAGACACTGATGGGCATAGATGGATGCTAACAGCCTATCGTGAGCAGTTCTCAGCACAAGACCTATCTGACATTCTACAAAAACTAAATGAGCTAAATGAAAATCTTAGTAATCGGTGATACTCAATGTAAGCCAGGGATCTCCTTAGATTACCTTCGCTTTATTGGTGAATACCTAGTAGAGAAAGAGCCTGATGTTGTTGTACATCTAGGGGATCATTGGGATATGCCTTCCCTAAGCTCCTACGATATAGGAAAGAAAAGCTTCGAGGGCAGACGCTATATTGATGATGTTGCTGCTGGCAACGAAGGGATGCGTGTTCTATTACAACCATTAAAAGACAAGCAGGAACAGCAGAGACGCAATGCTAAGAAAGTATATAAACCTAGGCTTGTATATCTACTAGGAAACCACTGCCAACGTGTTGAACGTGCTGTTGAGAACGATTCAAAGCTAGAAGGTGTTATTGGATATAAAGACTTTTCTCTATCTGATTGGGAAGTACATGGGTTTCTTGAAGTTGTTGTTATTGAAGGTATTGCTTTCAGCCATTATTTTACTTCGGGCCTTATGGGCAGACCTTGTTCATCTGCGCAGGCGCTTCTAGCTAAAAAGCATCAGAGCTGCATTGCTGGACATGCTCAAGGACTTCAGTTTGCTACAACAAATAGGGCCGATGGAGAGCGTCTTACAGCTTGCATCATTGGTAGCTCATACGAGCATTCAGAAGCTTACCTTGGCCCACAAGGTAATAAGCACTTTAGAGGTGTGTTGATGTTGCATGAAGTCACAGGAGGTGGTAACATGGACATCATGCCTGTCTCTATGTCCTACCTAAGAAACAAGTATGCTTGAAAAAGACTTCTTTAAATACACAAATGTAATGAAAGAACAAGACAAGATGATTAATGAATTTGACATCCGAGATTACAAACAACTAGAACTCTTTCAACCAGACCCCCTTAAAGAGCAGGTTCAAGGGGACCATTACAAGCAATTTATAATTCAACCTGCAGAATACATCTTCAAGAACTCTCTAGGGTTTCTAGAAGGTAATGCGATTAAATACATTACTCGATACCCACTCAAGAATGGCATTGTTGACATTGACAAAGCCATCCATTGTTTACAAATGTTAAAATCGCTTCTCCAACAGAAGGAAACTAAATGACACACTTCTATATCCTATGGACTCTCATGGCTCTCTATGCTGTAGGCTCTTGGACTACCTACCTACTGCCTAAAATCAATCGAACACTTCCAGGCTATGTGAAGCCTATTGGTGTCACACTGCTACTAGGTTATACAGGGTGGTTTCTAGACAGCTATACAGATGGTCTAGGTAACACTCTACAGATGCTTTATCAAATGGCTAGTGTGCGTATCTAAATGGACTTTCAGGAGCTTCTAGAGCATTTAAGGGGGCTTCCTGAATACCTTCTGTTAGATTTACTAGGTGTCACCTCTGAAGACCTAGTAGATGCTTTCATTGAAGAGATTCGGGAACAAGAAGAACAACTATTTAACTACTTTGATGAATGAAAAGTAAACGTGTACTAGGTACTTTTAATCCATTTACTGAAACACCTTTAAAAATAGAAGGTGGATGGTATTGTTATAAAACAGGTACATATGGAGATTTTGTTGAGCAAGACACAACGACAGCGTGAAGAAGAGAAGGCCCTGAGTAAAAACCATGGTGCTAACATTAAATATCGTAAGCGTCTGGTGGAAGATCAAGAGGCTTTAACTGAGCAAAAGACTGCCCTGCAAGTAGAACGAGAAGAAAAAGAACTAGAAAAGTTCTACGTAGAAACCTACATTAAACGTCCGGTATGAGTGTTAAACTAATCTCCATCACACCCAATGCTGAAGAAACTCTGGCATTCTGCGCAAGGGTCAGTAACCCAGCAAACCAAGACAAGCCAGTAGGAAAGCTGCTGGCTTATTGCCTAGAGCATGGGCATTTTTCTGTGTTTGAAATGGCTAATGCTGTCATTGAGATTAATGTCACTCGTGACATTGCTAGGCAAATGCTGCGGCATAAATCATTTAGTTTTCAGGAGTTCTCACAGCGCTATGCAGAGCCTTCAGCTCTAGGAAAAGAGTTTGTACACAGCGAAGCACGTCTGCAAGACCATAAGAATCGACAGAATTCTATTGCTGTAGACGATGAAGACTTGCAAGGCTGGTGGGACTACCAAGTGTGGAGCATACAGCAGACAGCTAACAGCATGTATGAAGAGGCAGTAGCAAAGGGCATTGCTAAGGAGGTGGCACGCAAGGTACTTCCTGAGGGGCTCACCATGAGCCGTATGTACATGAGTGGGTCAATTAGATCATGGATTACATACCTTAAAGTTAGACGAGCTAATGGAACTCAAAAAGAACATATTGAAGTTGCTGATGCTATTTACAACCTATTAAAAGAACAACTACCTAATATTTTTAACGATGAAAACATTTAATTCTTATCAAGAAAAGACAGCAACCTTTCGGCTACCTTCCTACACACCAGAAGCGTGTGTAATGGGTCTTCTATCTGAAGGCGGTGAGGTGGCCGGCGTGTTCCAGAAGCTCATCCGTGGTGACTTTCCACCAGATGTGGCTATGACTAAGTTGTTCAGTGAGCTAGGTGATGTGCTGTTTCACATTGCAGAAATTGCTTCAGATAACAACTGGACTCTAGAAGACGTGGCTCAGGGCAATGTTGATAAGCTAACTAGCCGTCAATTACGGAATGTAATTATGGGATCAGGAGACGCACGTTGAGCGAGTGCCTTCTATCTCCTTACGCTACAAATGGAGCAGGCTACCCAGTAAAAGAGATCGAAGGTAAGACCTTCTACCACCACAGACTTATTGCTGGCGCTGCCAAGGGACAGGTTGTTCTGCACACATGCGATAACAAGCGTTGTGTAAACCCTGAACACTTAAAAATTGGAACTGCTGCTGAAAACTCAGCAGACATGGTAAATAAGAATCGTCAGGCTGTTGGAGAGGCTTGTGGAAACTCAAAGCTTACAGAAGAAACAGTATCTGTAATTAGAATTCTACAGGACAGATTCTCTCGTTCGCAGTTAGCACAAATGTTTAACTGCTCAAAAACAAATATCAGTGATATTTGTAATCGTCACACTTGGAGGCATGTTGCGTAAATCAGAATTTAAGACCGACTTTGGACAGACAATTTTCAATGCTAAGTATGCCAAATTTCCAGGTGAGACATGGGCACAGCGGGCACATGATATTGTAGAAGACGTTTGTGGAACTCGTTGGGGGCACGCTAATCGTCTAATGTCAAAGGATGATTGTGCACAACTAGAGCAATATATCCGTGAATTTAAATTTCTGCCAGGAGGACGGTATATCTGGTACGCAGGTCGGGGATGGAGCTTTTTTAATAATTGCTTCCTTCTACGAGCTGAAGAAGATACTCGTGAAGAGTGGGCAGAACTTACTAAGCGAGCTACTTCCTGCCTGATGACAGGTGGGGGCATTGGTGCAGATTACTCTCGCCTACGTGGTAAGGGGGCACCTCTAAGTAAGACTGGCGGTACGGCCTCTGGTCCCTTACCTCTGATGCAAATCATGAATGAGGTAGGCCGTGGTGTAATGCAGGGTGGCTCACGCCGCTCTGCTTTGTATGCTAGTTTGAACTGGCAGCACTCAGATATCTATGATTTCTTAATGGCAAAGAATTGGTCACCACAAGTTAGGGCAATGAAGGAACAGGATTTCAACTTTCCTGCTGCTCTAGACATGACTAACATCAGTGTCAACTATGATGATGCTGCTCTAGTTGGTGGGCTAGAAAACAATTCTGTGTTTAAGCAGAATGTCCGTCAAGCACTAGAAACTGCAGAGCCCGGATTCTCTTTTAACTTTGGTAATAAGCAGAATGAAACCCTTCGTAACGCATGTACCGAAGTTACGTCAGAAGATGATAGCGACGTATGCAACCTTGGCTCAATTAATCTTGGTAATATTCCAGATTTGGAAACCTTCAAATCAGTGGTATCTTTGGCATCCAAATTTCTTGTGTGTGGTACACTCCGAGCCGACTTACCCTACGATAAGGTATACAAAGTTCGGGAAAAGAATCGTCGTCTTGGACTTGGACTTATGGGAGTCCACGAATGGCTCCTACAACGTGGACAGCGATACGAAGTAAGCCCAGAGCTACATGAATGGCTAAAGGTATACAAAGATGAAAGCGAACGAAGTGCTAATGAACACTGTGACCGTCTATACATTAATCGGCCAGTTGCGTACCGCGCTATCGCACCCACTGGTAGCATCGGAATCCTTGCTGGAACAACTACAGGCATTGAACCTCTCTTTGCTGTGGCATATAAACGACGTTTCCTCACAGAAGGAACCAAATGGAAATATCAGTATGTTGTGGACGGAACGGCTCAGTCGCTCATCTCAAATCTCGGAGTCAAACCTGAAAGCATTGAATCAGCCCTTGACCTAAGTACAGATTATGAACGACGAATCAAGTTCCAAGCAGACGTACAAGATTACGTTGATATGTCAATTTCAAGTACCATCAACCTTCCCCCGTGGGGATCGAGGTCCAACAACGAAGGGCTTGTATCGAGCTTTGCTACTGTACTTGCAAAGTATGCGCCCAGGTTACGAGGATTTACATGTTACCCAGATGGTAGTCGAGGAGGTCAGCCCCTAACCTCTGTACCTTATGAAGAGGCTATTGCCCATAAAGATGCTGTATACGACGAAGTTGTAGACATCTGTGACCTTACTGGTGGTGGAACTTGTGGTGGATGATAAAGACAAATATGTAATTTCTAATAGAGATGGTAGGGATGAGTTCTTCGATTGGACAGAAACAGGTGTCTTAGATCCAAAGAAGTACACCACCTATCGCTTTATTATAGAAATTAAAAGTCCTACTGAACTAGCGTTTAGTAAGCATAAGGTCTATCACATGGCTAAGCGTGTTACAAACTACATTAATATGTGGCAGAGCCATTCAGGGAATGAGATTGGTACGTTTGTAGCATCAGCCGTATTGGCTAAAGAAGAGAAGGAATAAAAAGAGAAAGGGCGCCACTATTTCTAGGGCGCCCTTTTTATTTAGCTACATCATCCTCATACTCAGCATAGCGGTAGATGCTACTTAGACTTCCAGAAGGAATTCCTTGTAGCCTCTGCTGCTTGTTTAACTTAGTGCTCTTAGCATATTCAATTAAAGAATTTACCATTAGTGCAGGATCTCCCTTAGCATCCTTGTACTTAGCAGCATACTCTTTCATCTTCTCTTGAGTTAATGTACCCTGTACAAACTCACGCTTGACCCTTTCAAGCACGCTACTCTGTCTATCCTTGTAGCCTTTAAGACGTTGTCCACTATTATACTGATTCTCCCCAGTAAGGGCCTCATCTAGAGAACGTCCACCGGAGAAGGTTCTTACACCTTTATCCCACTCAGTTCTCTCATTCCCCCTCAAACCCTCTCGATTTAGAACATAGCCTTCATCATCTGTTAACAGAGCCTTCTCTGCAAGCCCCTTTAATGGGCCTTGTGGAGTTAGCTGTGTTCCTAGGTTGCTCCAGGCTAGTGTGTCATTAAAGCTTGCTACATCGCCTACAGCACCTCCGATACGCCCCACCGTAGACATATATGGTGAAATGGTTTCAGGAAGGCTGTTAGGAAGCACATCTGCTGCTGACAGGCGACTCTGCATATTAACATTTGTAATATCAGAAATCAAACCACTCTTAAGCCAACGAGGAAGCTCTGCCATAGCATATTCTGCAATGGTATAGCGCTTGCCCATCTTCTCTGATAAGGCTTGGAACATAGTATCTAGCTCAGAATAGAACGGCACACCAGTGACACCAGCATAGCCTAGAATGGCCAAGCCTGCTAGAGAAGCAGACATAGGATCGTTACCAGAGTTCTTAGCTAGACGTAGGAGTTGTCCTAGATAGGCATGCTTGAATGTCTGCAATCCACCCACTAGTTGTCCTGCTACACCCATACGCTGATACATCATGGGACGTTCATTCATCCGATAATCAAACATACCTGCTTGGGTGATGTTGTATGCAGCATCATACAGAGCCTTACCTTGTAGCCCTGAGTCCTTAAGCATGTTAACTGCTGTCAGGAACACAAGAGGCCGTGTAGGCTTTTCACCTAGCTCTGCTCTATTGTAATCTACTACCTTGTCATACATCTTAGAGTATTTATTCTGTGTAATTTTACTTACATCAGAGAACTCTGAGAATGTCATTAGTCCACGAGCACGACCTTCTTCAAGAGCCACCTTAAACTCAGGAGTTGGTTCCGTCATAGAAGCAGTAGTCCAATCTTTCAGTGCCTTCATCATGGCAGGCGCTACTTTAGTTTGCTCTACCCCAAGCTGCTTTGCAGCAGCAGTGAGTTCAGGAATGCCTGTCTGTGCGACCTGTAGCCATTGAGTAATAGAGAATAGGTAGTTACCAAACCCCATAGCATACTGACCGAGCCGCTTGTTGAATTGTCCTACAACAGCACGAGTGCCTGAAGGACCAATACCAGCTAGACGAGAAGGAGTATCAATTACAGTGTTTAATGCTTTACCAAAGTCACCAGCACCACGGCCACCCATGTTTTTCAGATAGCTATCAACATAGGTCTTAGCATTATCCATATGATCTAGTGCAGGATTTTCCATGAGAGCACGTACATTCTGCTCTACTGGTAGGGCCAGATGTGAAATCATCTGATCTTCCCAATGAGTTAGATAGGCTTTAACAAAGTCTTTAGCATTCTGCTCAGGAGATAGCCAAGGCTTATTTCCTTCATTCCCTACAATGCCCTTCTTACGTAGAGCATGCTGTGCAGCACCATAAGCATTGTCTGAGTTATCAGCAATGGCTGAGGCAATGAGGTCTTGTACTTCCTTGAAAGCAGGATCTTTCTCTGCTAGCATTGTAAGCACTTCTTGCATAGCACCAAATTCACCAGTGCGCCCGCTACTAGCGCCCATGCTAGAACGACGCATAGGACTAAACTTAGCTTGTGGAAACTTCTCCATCATAGCTTTGCGTGCAGCCTCAAGCTGCCATTTAAAGTCCACAGCAATTACCCCTAAAGGCTTGCCAT